CGGATAGAGAACGCACAGCAGGCCACTCTGCGCGCACAAGCCCATCTCCACGCCGCCAATATGCACGTCCTGAAGGGCGAGATCATCATCCCTGGCTCGATGGTCTACCGGGCCGGCAATCCGGTGATGCTCTCGGGGTTTGGCACGGCGCTCGATTCGATAAAATGGATCATCAACGAGGGCAAACACCGGCTGGACCGGAACGGCTACAAGACCTCATTGGAACTCAGGACCACGATAACCGGTGCGGCCACACAGTTCGCCTCGGACGACTACGGAGAATAGATGCCAGACTCAGTACGCGGACCATACACGGAGCAGTTCCACCCGCCTTACAGGACGGGCATCGTTGCGCAGATTGAGTCTGTGCCGCCCTATCGGGTGCGCGTGCAGTTCCCCGACCAGGCGAACGTCCTTTCGTGGTGGTTGCCGGTCCAGGTCATGAAGACGATGAACGACAAAGACTTCTGGCAGCCAGACATCGGCGAGCAGGTGTCTGTCGTCATGGATGAGTGGGACGAAAACGGCATCGTGACTGGAGGGGTCCCGTCAACGGTGGACTCGGCGCCATCAGGACTCACGCCAGCCGATCGGTACACGCAATTCTCTGATGGGACGATCATCCACTACAACACCAGCACGCACCAGCTCCAGGTGACGCTTGGGGCCGGTGGGCAGATGGCGCTTACACAGCCTTCGGGAGGCAGCATTGAACTGGATTCGAGCGGCAATGTTGAGATTCAGGCTGCAAGTAGCATTTCGCTTACCAACGGTGGCGCCGCAGCGGATGCGCTGGCACTGGTGAGTAAACTAGTGACAGCGTTCAATGCGCACACGCACTCGGACCCGCAAGGTGGAGTGACTGGAGCTCCGACAACGCCATGGACGGCAAGTACGATTGAGAGTGTCCTGACGAGGGCGTCAAACTGATGGCAACGACTTTTCCATACGCGACCCTCACCAACATCCAGTCGTCGAGCTGGGAGCTGATGCTTGACTCGACGGCCGGCGGCGGACCGGGATCAGGACTCGGACAAGTTTGCCAATCCCTCGGCGACGTTCACCAGACCTTGCAAATCATCTTCAGTACCATTCCCGGCGAAGATCCTTTCCGCCCTACGTTTGGGTGTGACCTGACGCAGTTCCTTGACCGCCCTCTTACCGCGGCGATTCCGGCCATCATCGGCGCCATATCTGCGGCTATTACCGATTGGGAACCACGTATCACCCTTGAGAGTGTCGATGTGGTAGCCAGCACAACGAACATCGGGACTCTCGATGTGACGATCAACTGGAAGCCGGATATGGGATCGAGCAGTTCTGCCACGACTACGATAGGCACAGAGAGCACGACAATATCTGTGGGAGGAGCTTCTTAAATGCCGGTCATCGTCCCAAATCAATCGTTCCCCGCCGCCACCGGCACCCCTCAGACGGTCCCTGTTGACCTGCCTACGCCATCATTCGTCAATGACGCAGACGGACTCGATGCAACGCTGGTCCTGAACGACATGGTGAGCAAGTTCGAGACAGACACCGGAAGGACCCTCTACCCGGCCCAGGTCGAGCAGTTGCGTATCAACCTCTACGCCTACCGCGAGATTCTGGTCCGGAACGCGATTCAGTATTGCGGACTTCAGAACCTGCTCGCGTTCGCCGTCTACCCGATGCTGGACTACCTCGGCGAGTATCTGGACTGCACTAGGCTCCCCGCGCAGCCTGCTACGACGACCGAACAGTTCACGCTCACCGCAGCGCAACTCACGCCAACGACGATCCCCGCTGGTACGCAGATCGGGACTCAAGACGGTCTCAACATCTTCGCTACCACCTCGGCGCTCACGATTGCTGCCGGGCAGACGGTTGGCACCGTAGCGGCGCAATGCACCACGGCAGGGCTCAGCGGCAACGGCTACCTCGCCGGGCAGGTCAGTGTCCTGATGGGCTCTTTTCCGCTCGTCTCTGCCGTCGCGAACACTACGACCACGGCCAACGGAACTGACGGTGAACCTGCTGGCACTACCGCAGGAGACAACCACTACCGCACGCGCATCCAGGCGGCACCAAACAACCTCACAACTGCCGGCCCGTCTGGCCAGTACCGATCTCTTGCGCTTGACGTGAGTTCGACAATCGTTGATGCGCAGGTCCCGACAAATCCGACAACGCCGGGCACGGTGCAGGTCTATGTCCTGACAGGACCCGTAACGCAGCCGTCCGCATCCCCAAACAGTTCCGGAATCGCCTCTGGAACTCTGCTTTCCGCTGTTCAATCGGCCCTCAGTGCTCAGACTGTGCGGCCTCTTTGCGATAGTGTGATTGTCTCCGCTGTGACTGAAGTCGATTACACTGTGACCGGAGCGATCACGCTCTACGCCAATGCCAGCTACTCGACCATCGCCGCTGGAATCACCGCAGCAGCGCAAAATCTTGCTTTGACTCTTGCAGCAAACATCGAGCAGGACATCGTCCTAAGCCAGTGGCAATCAGCTCTTAGCGTGTCGGGGGTCTACGATATGCAACTGACACTTTCCGCGAACATCGGCGGGACACCACTCACGCCAACTTCGGACGGTAGTTTCTTGCTCACAGCAGGACAATGGGCAAACTGCGAAAATATAAACCTGACGATTGTCATGGGCACAAAAAACCAACCGGTAAGCTAGGAGACTTCAGCATGAAACGAATCCCGCTCTTTCTTTTCCTGATCTTGTCAGTTATCAACTGCTTTGCTCAGACGCAGATTGACCCGACTTACCAGATTCAGTGGAATCTCTTGAGTGGAGCAGGCGCCCCGACCATCACATGCACGCAGAATGGCAACTATACCGTCTACCCCTATGGGGCAGAGTGGGGCCAGTCTTATCAAGACACGACGAACAATGCAGAGTACAAATGCACAACCTCTGGATGGGTGAAGAATCTACCCGCAACTGGCGGGACTCTGACCGGGCCACTTGTCGTTGGCACCGGCGCACTGTCGATTACCCTGGACGGGTCCACTGGCAATGGCACGTTCTCAGGCACCGTCGCGGCTACGACTGCGGTAGCTAGCGTAAACGGCGTCCTGAACGTAAAGGCCACACCCTATGGCGCATCAGGCTCGATGCAGAGCACGACTGCCTCGGCCAGCATACCTGTCGGCTCAACGGTTCCTGTCACAAGTTGCATCGACTTCGCCGCTGGGCAGGGAGTTCAAATTCAAGGAACCCAGGTTGCCACAACCGGAAATGTAATCAGTGGCACCAATCAGGTCGTTGTGGCATCGGCGGCTGGAATCTCAGTGGGGCAGCTTGTTACTGCCAACGGCATTCCGAATTATACTTATGTTGCACCCGGAGGAATCTCGGGTACTACAATCACTTTGACAAAAAACGCTGTTGGCAGTCGGAACGGGGCCATCGCAACTTTCATTCCATTTTACGTGGGCACTGCTACAGGATGCTCATCGGGATCATTGGCAGTGACACCGGCTACATCCGCAGTAATCTCCAGCGGTGCGATGGTTCGGCATGACGATACGGCATCGCTCCAAGTTGCGGCCAGTGCGTTGGTGTCTGGCCAATCCCTTTATACCCCATTCGGAACATACAATCTAAGCGGCACGGTCACGATTAACGGCGTCCCTTACGGAAACATCAGTGGACCGGGCGAGTGGAACCAAACTCTTCCCAATACTACGAGCTTAGTGTTAGAAGCGTCTAACAACTTCACCATCAACGGGAATGCATGGTTCAATGGGTATGGTCTTGACTACGTGAATACGGGAGGTGGAACGACCGCAGGGATTTTGGCGCAGATTACCACATCCTCCAGCGTGAGTGTATCCAACTCTACGTTCTCAAATTTCGGCACAGTGGGGATTGAAATCTTTGCCGCGACCTCGCCGGCTCCGACGAATTTCAGCGCCGACAATGTCAGTTTCATAGGCCCTGGTTCAAGCGTTATTCCATCTGGAGGAAATGGCAACTTCTCTATCTATGCTAGTGGTAATGGTGGCGTTGGGTTGAAAGTTACAAACAATATCGCCACGGGCATGGGATTTTTAACCTTCGTCTACACGGATTGGACAGGACTAATATTCTCAAACAACATTGCCGAACCCGCAGGCGAGGCGGCTCTTTACTCCTATGGCGATGATGGTACGGTGACGGGAAATACTGTGCTTGTGCCTGCCTCGAACACAACAGGGGGCTGCTTCGTATTTCGCCATTTCATCAACAATCACGGAAGTGTTGGCCTAAATG